AGGAGAGGTACGGAGTACGATGCTTATTTTAGATTGGTGAACGACCCACTAGCCCAGCCCTTTGATGAGGACTACGAGGCTAATGTATGTGGGTGGATGACTACCCTCCAGATAGAGGCGATCAACCCTAACAACATCTGCTAATGGCCGAGCAGAAGACTCCAAGTATGCAAGAGGTCAAGAAGGACAACCTCAAGAAGGCTATGGACAAGTTCGGTAAGTACTTGGTCCGAGAGTCTAGAAAGAACCTCACACGCAAGAAGAAGAATGTAAGCAAGGAGCTATACAAGTCTATAGACTACAAGCTTCAGGTGATGCCCAATAGCATCAAGTTCGACTTCCTAATGGAGGAATACGGGGAGTGGGTAGACAAGGGCCGTAAGGCAGGTACTATGCCTCCCGTATCTGCAATAGAGAAATGGGTCAGCCAACGGAAGATCCAATTTAGGGACAACAGGGGTAGGTTTGAGAGCTACAACAGCACAGCGTGGACGATAGCCAAGAGCATCAAGAAGCGAGGCATCCCTGCTAGTAACTTCTACAGCAGACCCTTTAAGCTCGGATTCAATAGACTACCACGAGAGGTAACCCAAGCCTATGCACTAGATGTAGAGGACTTCCTAGAGCATAGCATAAACGAACTAAACAAGAAATACAAAGATGGCAGTAAATAGCCCAACAGGACTAGTAGGAGTACGCAGCCCTATCTTCATCACTTGGGACGGCACAGGCGTAGCAGCAAGTGACATACGATACTTCAACCTAGAGGTATATGCGTGGACAGGAGAGGAGACCGCTAAACCTGCTACCCCTATCTACACCATAGATAGGCAATCTGGATTCGTAGACTCATACCCTACTGCTGATATTGCACCACTATTAGAGAACGAGTTTAACAACCGCATCTCTAAGCTCACGCAGGAGTCGTTAGTCATCAACTCACCAGACTCACAGCTATGGGTACAGGTAGACTATGACATTGAGTATTTAGATGACCCATTTGTAGTAAACGACACAGGGTCTACGGATGTATTCATTGCTACCTATGGCTACGGCAAGTTCGTAGAGGGGGCTAACGCCAACATCACAAAACCTATCCTCCAGAAGTACGAGCGTTATGCCTACGATACAGATGCCTTTATGATGCCTATATTCTTAGGGCTACACGGAGAGGGGCTAGATATCATCTACGGATACAGGGACAGAGTAGAGGCAGATGGTGGCACGGTGGAATCCTTGAGCTGTTGCAACATTGGGTTAGCTACTATCAAGGTGCTGAACGATGACGGCACGAGCTACCAATATGCAGTAACGGAGTCTGATGTATATGGCACGGCAGTAGAGGAGCGTGTGCTTCTGTTCCCTGCTGGTATTGCCAACCTGTCTAATTGGAAAGCAGGAAACGGACTGCTAGGCACAGCACCCTACAACGCCAAGTACTACGACATACAGCTACTAGATGGCTTTGGCGATGTCATAGAGTCTATGCGTGTGTATAATGAGTGCGAGGCTAAGTTTGATCCTGTGAGCTTGTACTTCGTGAATCGCTATGGAGCGTGGGATAACATCACCTTCTTTAAGCGTAGCGACTCTACGCTATCTGTCAATAAAGAGAAGTACCGCAGTACTATAGGCTCTGCCTCTGCCTCTGGGTACACTTGGGGAGATCAGGCTAGAGGGATGCGTACCTACAACCACGAGGCTAGGGAGCGTATGATATTAAATACGGGCTTCGTTAGTGAGGACTATCGTGAGGTGATGGAGCAGCTCCTTATGAGCGAGTATGTGCTTATGGTCATCAACCGCACCACGCAACGCTCAGGCACGACCTACGACATTGATCAGTCACAGAGGGCTATCACCATTAATAACAATAGCCTAGTGCTACAGAAGCATATCAACGAGAAGACTATCAACTATACTATAGAGGTAGAATTTGCCACTACTCAGAATGCGATGCTATGATAGAGATATACATAGGCTCGGAGAAGCTAGATACCTTCAATGATGAGGATGTAAACATTACGCTCAATGTCCAGAACATACAGGACATCAGCAAGGTGTATACGGACTATACGCAGAGCTTCAGCGTACCAGCATCAAAAGCCAATAACGCAGTATTCAAGCATTACTATAACGCTGATGTGAGCGGTGGCTTCTCAGCTGCCCTACGGCAGTCTGCTACCATATTGCTCAATAAGGAGACCTTTAGGGTAGGGAGCATTGAGCTTGTAGCTGTCAATATGCAGGGGGATAGATCTAGCAGCTATGAGATAGTGTTTTACTCGGCAGGGGTGAATCTGCTTGACCTATTCGGGGAGGATCAGCTAACAGACCTCGACCTATCAACATATGACCACGACTACACAGGGGCAAACATCAAGACAGGGCTAGAGAGCGGCTTGAGCAGTCGCAATATCATCTACCCCCTCATCTCTCCAAAGGAGGAATGGTTCTACGATAGCAGTAGCTCATCTCACGATGACTACAACATCGCATACCATACGACCAATGATACTCACGGCATCTGGTACTATGAGCTTAAACCAGCCATCAGGTTGGCTCGTATCATAGATGCCATAGAGAGAAAATACAGCATAACCTTCAACAGCGACTTCTTCGCTAGTGCAGAGTTCACAGACTTGTATATGTGGTGTCACCGCAGGGAGGGGTATATGTTTGAGGGTCAAGCCACAGGCTTTGAACAAGCACAAGCGGTAGACTTTACCTCTGCTACAGGATCAGGATTTGATACGACCACAGACGAGCTAACCATACCCTCTACCTACGACAGGTTCATCTGGAGATACAGCGCAACCTGTGCGGATGACTACCAATTCCACTTCTACATCAACGATGTGTTCTTTACGGCAGTAAGTCATAGTGGCAATGTAACGGATGAGGAGATATACTTCAACAGCCTAAGCACAGGGGATCGTATCCAGATGCGCTACCTACCTGCTACTACCAATACCTCTATCACTTCGGTAAGTGCATCGGGTAGGGAGTTTACTAATCCTACTAATGTGTATTGGACTGCCTCCACTTCGACAGGGCAGACTGTGACTCAGGAGGTGATCATCGCAGACCAGATGCCAGAGCAGAAGGTGAGCGACTTTATCATAGGGCTTATCAAGATGTTTAACCTCAGCCTTGAGCCTACAAGCACTACTGCCTTCACCATAGAGCCTCTAGACGATTGGTATGCTGATGGCGGTCAGTTTGATATCACCAAATACACAGACATCACTACACGCAAGGTATCGAAGCCAGAGCTGTATAGAAGGATAAAGCTAGAGCATCAACTAGCAGATAGCGAACTGATGAACGCCCACAGGCTGACCAATGGAGGCGTAGCCTATGGTGATCTACGAGCTGACTTCTCCTTCGATGGAGGAGAGCTACTCAACCAGACCACCTTCGAGCTGCTCAAGTTCGAGAAGCTAGTAGATGTTGATACCTCTACCAATGTGGACTTCCTAATAGGCTCGTCTATAGATAAGGAGCTGAAGCCCTACATAGGCGCACCTATGATCTTCTACTCGTCCAATACTAAGGACATCAGTAGCTATCCTATCGGTTTCATAGATGAGGCAGGAGATACGGGGAGCGGTACACACGGAAGGGTAGACCAGATTAACTTCGTAGCGAATGTCAATAGCGACACCATCACAAGCGTGACTAGGATGCTGACCTTCGGTCTGAACATAGACCCCTACCACAATCAGGCATTTAACACAACGCTCTATAGTGGCTATTGGGAGAACTACATCACAGACCTATACTCTGTCAGCAGGAGGCTATATACCTTTAGGGCTATCCTCCCTCTGGATATTATATGCCAATTGAAGATGAACGATAAGCTAGTCTGGAACGGCTACCGCTTTGTCATCAATCAAATTCAGATGAACCTACGCACTAGGGAGGCGAACCTAGAGCTATTGAATGATGTATAAACGACCTCAAGGCTAGGGGCTAGGGTTATATAATAGTAAGACAATGGACTTAAAATTCATCATAGAGCAGCTGCCGTATGCGGATCACATCACCGAAGATGTGCTAATAGCGAAGGGTAAGCACAAGATGGTTACTAATTGGAAAGAAGCTAAACAACATATCAAATGGCTGTTAAAACGGAGATAGAGATAGGCATCAATGCCGAAGGAGCTAAGACTGCGGTAGATGGCGCAGCAGAAGCTATTGGCGGTATGTCAGAAGCCCTAGAAGGGGTAGAGAGTGCAGGAGATGCAGCCTTTGGTATACTAGACCAAGCGACAGGAGGTCTAGCCTCAAGCGTTAAAGGTGTCATCGGTGGTATTCAGTCCTTCGGCAAGTCTGCCGTTACAGCCTTTAGAGCATCGACAGCAGGAGCAGGAGCATTGAAGAAGGCACTTATCTCTACAGGGATTGGTGCTTTAGTCGTTGCCGTAGGTCTATTAGTAGCCTATTGGGATGATATAGTTGGCTTTATAAGCGGTGCATCGGAAGAGCAAAAGAAACTAGTAGAGGATGCTAAAGAGTCGGTCCGCCTAGCGGAGGAGCAGTTAGAGGCTACTCAAGCGACTGAGAACTCACTAAGGCTACAGGGTATGTCTGAGCGTGAGATCAGAGACTTGAAGATACAGCAGACTAACGAGGTCATCGCTGCTACGGAGCTACAGCTAGAACAGCAAAGGCTATTGAAGGATTCACAAATAGCAGCAGCCGAGCGTAACAAGAAGATAGCGGTAGGTATTATGGAGTTCCTGAATATACCTATGAAGCTACTATTCTCCTCAATAGATGCCCTTACATACGGACTAGAAGCACTAGGCTTAATTGATGAAGCAACTCATCTATATGACGAGGAGCGTATGGCTAAGGCTACCGAAGAGACTGCTAAGTTCTTTGGCTTTGACCCCGAAGGCGTTGCAGCCGAAGCAGATGCTACCCTTGACGAGACAAAGGCAGCACTAGCTAAACTCAAGAACACTAGGGACGGATATTTATTAGCTACGCAAAGAGAAGACCAAGCCGCAGCAGATAAGGCAGCAGCGGATAGACAGGCGGCTTATGATAAGGAACAAGCCGATGCAAAAGCACACGCTGCGAAGATGTTAGCAATACGCCAAGCACAAGAGGCAGAAGAGGCTGCCCATATGGAGCTGATGTCTCAAGCATTGGATGACCTATACCAAGAGCAACTCACAGCGCAAGAGCAGGAGCTGAACGCTGTAGCCGACAAGTACTTCCAATTAGAGGAGTTCTATAAGGACGATGCAGAGGCTATGAAAACCATAGAGGAGCAGAAGCAGAAAGACCTACAGGCTATCCAAGACAAGTATAGAGCAGAGCAGCTCCAAGCTGACAAGGAACTAGAGACTGCCAAGCAGAAGTTAGCCCTTGATGGCGTAGGCGCACTCAATGCTATAGCCCAAGCAGCCCTAGAAGGCAACGACAAGAGAGCTAGACTAGCCTTCCGTATCAACAAGGCCTTAAGCCTTAGCCAAGCTATAATGAGTACGAGCCAAGCGGTTACCGCTGCCCTAGCACAGACTACTGATCCTACTCCTACGCAGAGCCTCCGCTTTGCTAACGCAGCTCTAGCAGGGGCGCAAGGGTTGGCACAGGTCATCGCCATCAGCAGACAGCAGTTCGAGCCTAGCGCAGGTGGTGGTGGTGGCGCAGCATCCGTACCAAGACCATCAGCCTTTAGACCTTCCCTTAACTTTGGGATGCAAGGGCTGAATAGCGGCATCGGTCTGGATCAAACCCCTAACTTAGGTAACCAAATCGCAGAGAGCCTATCTGGTAGCCCTATTAAAGCCTATGTAGTAAGTCAGGAGGTACAGACACAGGCGAAGATGAACAGAAAGATAAGAGAAACAGCAACAATCGGATAATGAAATTTTACGAACTAGTACTAGACGAGGAGAAGTTCCTACACGGCATAGATGCAATCAGCATCGTAGAACACCCTGCTATAGAGGAGGACTTCATCACTATGAGCAAGGAGCATAAGTTTGAGTTCAAAGAGGTGAGCAATGAGAAGCGCATCTTGATGGGTGCAGCGATGATCCCTGACAAGCCTATCTACCGAGTAGATGGTGAGGAGGAGTACTATGTATTTTTTACGAAGGAAACCATCCGCAGAGCGAGTGAGCTGTACCTTATGAACGGCAAACAGAACAACGCTACCTACGAACACGAGAACCGCATAGACGGGCTATCGGTGGTCGAGTCGTGGATCATAGAGGACTCACAAAAGGACAAGTCCAGAGCCTACGGCTTAGAGTACCCTGTAGGTACTTGGATGGTCACGATGAAGGTAAACAACGATGACATCTGGGACAACTACATCAAGTCTGGAGTAGTGAAGGGCTTTTCTATAGAGGGCTGGTTTATGCAGCGTGAGACTGCCATAGAGGTAGAGACTGAGCTATCAGCAATCGAGAAGGAAGAAGGAGAACACCTACTAGCATTGTACCTACTTGGAATCACTAAGGGAGTACTCAAGAATGACAAGAGATACAAGAACGGCAAAAAGTTGCAGATGGAGTCGTACAGCGACTACCCTGACTCAGCATCTAACAATGCCAAGAGAGGCATCGAACTCAACGAGAAGCAAGGCAACAAGTGCGCTACTCAAGTGGGTAAGATCAGAGCGCAGCAGTTAGCGAAGAAGCAACCCCTATCACTTGAGACCATCAAGCGTATGCACAGCTACCTATCCCGAGCGGAGGAGTACTATGATGAGGGAGATACCACTAGCTGTGGGTACATCTCCTACCTACTATGGGGAGGTAAGAGTGCCAAGAATTGGGCTGAGAGCAAACTCAAGGAGCTTGATCAGCTGTAGAAAGTAACCCAAAAAACCAATATATAGTTGTTTAATTAACAAAGTTTAAGAAGATGAATCTAAACGAAGTATTTAAAAGAATCGAGATGGCTCTCGCTCCTAACGAGGAGGAGATCCAAGAAGTACAAGGTGCTAGTATGCGCCTTGCTAATGGTGTTATGCTAGAGGCTGAAGCCTTCGAAGCAGGTAACAATGTTTTCCTAGTAGGCGAAGATGGCGAGAAAATTCCTGCTCCTGTAGGTGAACACTTGCTAGAGGATGGTCGCACTTTGGTAATCGTAGAGGAAGGTATCATTGCAGAGATGCGTCCTGCTGCTGCTCCTGAAGCTACACCAACGGCTACGGAATTGGCTGACGAGGAGATCTCAGTAGAAGTACCAGAAGAAGCAGCACCTGAACTAGAGCAAATCGTAGAGGCTGTAGTGGAAGCTGTTGCCCCTGCTATCGAAGAGGTAAAGGAGCAAGTCGAAGAGATGAAGCGCCGCTTTGAGGAGATTGCTAAGAAAGAGGAAGAAGAAGACAAGGTAGATATGTCTGCCGCTGCTAAACGCTTAAAGGCTGCTCCTAAAGAGAAGAAGGTAGCGATGCAACGCTACGGAACGAAAGCACCTCAAAATACTTTGGGGCGTGTATTTAGTAAATTATCATAATTTTAATAAAGAAGAAAAATGGCTACAACCACTTCAATCACTACTACCTACGCAGGTGAATTTGCAGGTAAGTATGTAAGCGCTGCTCTTTTGAGCGCAGACACCATCGAAGGCGGTGGTATCACTATCAAACCGAATGTAAAGTACAAAGAAGTTCTTAAGACTGTAAACCTTGATGCTATCACTAAGGACAGCACTTGTGACTTCTCTGATACTTCTACATTGACATTGGCTGAGAAAATCCTTACGCCAAAACAATTACAGGTAAACCTTGAGTTGTGTAAGAACGACTTCCGCAGCGACTGGGAAGCAATCGAAATGGGCTACTCTGCCTTCGATAGCCTACCTGCTAACTTCTCAGACTACTTGATCGGCTATGTAGCTGGTAAGGTTGCAGAGAAGAACGAACAGAACATCTGGCAAGGTGCTGACGCATCTGAGGGCGAGTTTGACGGCTTTACTGCTTTGTTGGCTGCTGACTCTGATGTTATTGATGTAACAGGTACTACAGTAACTGCTGCTAATGTTATTGACGAATTGGGCAAGGTAGTAGATGCTATCCCTTCTTCAGTATACGGCAAAGAGGACTTGTACATCTATGTATCTCAGAACATCGCTCGTGCTTATGTTCGTGCTTTGGGTGGATTCGGTGCTAACGGACTAGGTGGCAATGGTGTGAACAATCAGGGTACTACTTGGTACAACGGAGGCGATTTGGCTTTTGATGGCGTTAAGTTGTTCGTTGCTTCTGGTATGCCAGATAACGATATGGTAGCTGCACAGAAGTCTAACTTGTTCTTTGGTACTTCCTTGTTGGAAGACTGGCAAGTTGTAAAGCTTCTTGATATGGCTGACTTGGACGGATCTGACAATGTGCGTGTAGTTATGCGCTTCGCAGCAGGTGTTCAAATCGGTATCGGTTCAGACATCGTATACTACACCTAAGAAGTAGTTAGTTAATAACCATAGAAGGGCAGGTAGGCTAGTGCTTGTCTGCCCTTTTTTAATACAATAAAACAATGGCTTGTACATTAACAAAAGGAAGAAACGAACCCTGTAAGGATGTAGTAGGTGGTATTACCGCTGTGTACTTTGCAGACTTCGATACGCTAGGAGCTATTACCTACGATGCTACTGATACAGATGTTATTGACTCATTCGGGGGTACACCTACTTGGTTCAAGTTTGAAGTAAAGGGTACATCTACTTTCGAGCAGACTATCACATCTAGCCGTGATAATGGTACGACCTTCTTCGATCAGACTCTAACATTGAACTTCAAGAAGCTATCTAAGCAGACTCACAATGAGGTTAAGTTATTGGCTTACGCTCGTCCTCACGTCATCGTAGAGGATAACAACGGCAACAAGTTTATGATGGGCTTAGAGTACGGTGCTGAGGTAACAGGTGGTACTATCGCTACAGGTGCTGCGATGGGTGATATGAGTGGCTACACTTTGACCTTCAACGCACAGGAGAAGATCCCTGCTAACTTCGTAGACGCAACTATCACAGCGGATGCTTCAGAGATTGACGATATCTAATAGCTGAATAGTCTAGAATTAAGAAAGCCCCTCCTGTATGGAAGGGCTTTTCTTTTTGGTAGCATCGCTACCTAGAGAGATGAGTATGCAAATATACCACATCTTTCCTTTTGGGTTTTATAATTAGATGATTATTGTAGAAGAAAATACAACGGCTACTATCAAGATGTACCTCCGTGACTTTACTACGGAGAGCTTCGAGATAGAGATAGTCTCCGAAGACCAAAGGAAGGAAGTGGTAGATACTGCGATCTCTGGTACTTGGGATGACTTTGCAAAGGTGCTTACCTTTACATACGATGTCTCTGCGCTGTCGAGCGAGAGCTTCTATGTGGTCAAGATATGGGAAGCCTCTAAGGTTAAACTGCTATCACAGGACAGGATGTATATCATACCTTCTGGTTCTAGTGTTAGTACCTACCAACCAAAACTAGCGACCACAGAGAAAACAATGAACAACGAGTTTAAGATTTATGGCGAATAATGTAAACTTCATCCAGCTATCTAGCTACACATCCCCTGCTATATCGGAGAACAGCCGACTAGGGTGGGTTGAGTATGGTGATGACAACAACTACTTTCAGTATCTGATTGACAGATACAATGGCTCACCGACTAATAACGCAGTCATCTCGGGTATCATCGACCAAATCTTCGGACAAGGCTTGGATGCCTTAGACTCGGGTAGAAACACGGAGAGCTACCTCCAATGCCGTCAGCTCATCAAAAACGATGAACTCAAGAAGGTCATCAATGACTACTACCTACTAGGTAACGGAGCATTCCAAGTCATCTACAATCAGGACAAGAGCAAGATCGCTGAGGTATACCATATGCCTGTAGAGTGCCTACGAGCTGAGAAGTGTAACGAGGAGGGAGATATTGAGGCTTACTACTACGCCTACGATTGGAGCGAGGTGAAGTCTAAGAAGGGTG